GAAGATGAAACGCCCAGACATTGGAAGAAGTTTCAAGAAGTTATCTCCCAGTGCACTTGAACTTAATTTTTTTAGTAAAAGTTCACTTGGAGTATCACGCAACTTTCCAAGATTATAAAAGGATGAGGAACATTTAGTCAATAACGCTCGCTTGTATATATATTCAAGATCAAAACCAAAAATATTCCAACCTGTAATGATGTCTACATCTGTCTTATGGATGTATTTCTGAAACGCCTCAAGCATTTCACGTTCCGTATCAAAACTCATTACATCAGGGCCTTCTGTTTTTTTAGAACAAAGGCACGTCGTTTCGTATGGTTCATCACTACCAAATTTACATAGAGAAACTGCAATTTGAAAGCAGGCATCCCCGGGAATGTTCGCATTTGGAAACTTCCCAGTAGAACTGTTACATTCAATATCAACCGACGCCACAACAAATGGTGCTATGTCATCCCGTTCTACAGGTTTTAAAGTTGACCAGTCGTTACACCAGAGGTCAATATTTACGTCGGCAAGATGAGATCGTATACATTGAGTACCGGTATCAAGCCAGCCAGTCGATTGAATTCCTGTTCGGTGCATCAATCTCAGGACAGGATCAAGATTCGATTCATAAACATTATATCGTTTGAATGAACCATTGTACATAAATATCGAATTCACTTTCCTCCGGTCCGCTAGGGTTTTGAAATTTAGGCGCATATAGGTAAATTTTTCATTATTTTGAAATCCCCATACATCCTTCTGTTGTGTCAGACTATAACTCGTCACATGATCTGGACGAAGTTTATCGAGATCGTTATACAGAAGCCTCACTTCCTGTTGGGAGGTACCATGAGGTAATTTTACAAAAAAATAGGGTTCAAAAACTGTCGTCAGACAGACGGATTTACCATCTTCAGTTTTACCCAAGATACTGATAAGATGTTCATCATCTGTATCTCTCGCTTCCCAAGTCAGTGCTTGGAATACCACCATGTGTTTATAATGAGCCAAAATTTTAATATCATTTATTAGTAAATGTCTGCCGCTTTAATTGAGCTCGTATCCGTGGGTGCTCAGGATGTGTACATCACAGGTGACCCACAAGTCAGCTTCTTCCGTCAGAACTATAAACGTTACACCAACTTCGCCATGAAACCCGAACGTATGGATTACATTGGTACCTTTGACTCTAACAATGAGGTTACCATCCCTATCCGTTCCAAGGGTGATCTCATGAGCTATATTTGGATCGAGGATACTAATATTTCAAATGTCCAAACTAATACTGATGGTCTATTCTCTTCGGATGCGGCGAGTCCTACGGAATTCCAGCTCTGGATCGGTGGCCAAAAGGTCACACAGTTAGACTCCCTTTACATCCAAGGTGTCCACAACCCCCTCATGCGTGACTCCGCAGCTAAGGCTTCTTTCGCGGTCACCACAAATTTACGGAAAGCTAACCACTCCGGCAACTATTACATGCTTCCTTTCTTCTTTGGTGAAGACTGGACCAAGTCTCTACCCCTTGTTGCGCTCCAATATCATGATGTCGAAATCCGTGTGAAGTGTCGCGACGGGTACACAGCCGCTTCAACTCCCAAGGTCTATGGTAACTACATTTACCTGGATACAGATGAACGTAAATATTTCACCGATACCAACCACGAACTTCTCATCACACAGACCCAGTATCAAATGGCTACCAAGACAGATACCGAAATCGACCTCAGTTATTTTAACCACCCCGTGAAGTCTCTTCACGTTGTATCGGCTAACGCGACTGGAAGTCCTTGGGCCGATGAATACAATTTCGATACATCATCCCTTTACATTAACGGTGTCGCCCTCTTTGAAAATACCTCCAATGTGTACCATCACGATGTGGTTCCCGAGATGCATTGCACAGATCTACCCGATAACATTATCGATGATCTCCCAACCTACTCATGGCCATTCTGTTTGACCATGAGCAAAATGCAACCCACTGGGTCCCTAAACTTCTCACGCATCGATAATGCGAAGCTGGTACTCAACAATCCCACCGGTGGTAACGCCCTTCACCGCGTCTACGCGGTCAACTATAACATTCTTCGTATCAAGAATGGTATGGCTGGTGTCGCTTTCGGTAATTAAAACACTTAAGTCGTTTGTATATATCCTAAAATGTATCAAAACTATGTACTATTGTCGTGCATGTCAAAGAACATACGATGGGAACGCCCAATGTTGCTTTGAGATGGATCATGTAAAAGTTAAAATCTCACCAAGTACTAAATGATTCCCCTATTCTTCATCGGTGGTCTCACCGCTCTCACAGCCTATACATACTTTGGTCAGAACCTGGTGTCTGCCGAAGAAGCCAAGAGACTCATTAAGGATGGTAAGATCAAAGTGGTTATTGATATACGAACAGTGGTCGAGTACCGTGCTGGTCACTACCCCAAAGCACTCCACATCCCAGTCGATAAGATTAACGAAAAGACCACCACAGAACTCCCCAAGAGAGGTATACTTGTCTATTGCAACACTGGGCAACGGGCCAGATTTGCAGCAGAGAAATTAGAAGGTCTCGGGTTCAAAGATGTGTACTACATCGCTGGACTTTACACGGGTTTACTTTAATCTATCAAGTCTCTGTTTTTCCTTATTCATGAAAACTGTGAGTTGCATAACTTCACCTTCCAAAGTCACTAATCCGTGATTTGACTTTTGATACTTTGATATTTGGTCAACCCTAGCAAGGTCCACTGGTGACATCTTCGTATTTGGTGTCTTACTATGGTAGACCGCGAGAACCGCAGCATCCCTCTTCGTCTCCTTCGGTAGTTGGTCACCTGAATGACACACGACAACATGAGCACCCGGACACCCAGACACATGCAGCCACCAGTGTTTAGGGTCACTCGTCATCGTCAGTTGGTCATTTTCTTTTGCATCCTGCCCAACTTGGATTTTGATACCATCTAAGGATGTATATTCGAGCATGTGTTTAAGGTGTATTATTTCCTTATATAATATCATATGCACGTCGTTTTAACACCAAGTCCATCTATCGCACATAAATATAGAGTTATTCTTCCAAATAAAAGAGCTATCGATTTTGGTGAGAAACGTATTGAACATTATCTAGATCATGGTAACGCACGACTCATGCGGGCACATCTTCTTAGGAAAGGTGCTATCATTCCTAAGGAGCTGCGAATAGAGAGGGATCAGTCTCAAATACATAGAGGGATGTTGAAAATCAAAGAAAGTTCTAAAGAGGATTGGGATGATTTCTTTAGGGGTGAATATTGGGAGAGATGGTTACTATACACTTACACAGACATTAACAAAGCGAAATTATATATGACTATGAGTCAAGGTATCCTTTTTATGCCTCAATCCGAGGACTTATGGTTTTGTAAATAAAATATTATAGTATATAAATATGGATTGTGGTGCAGATACAATCGAACTTCAAGAACCTGATGGAACGATGCGTGGTATCGAAATAATTCCCGAAGGGTGTGAACCGGTGAGTGAGGATGTTTGTAAATCTGGATTTATGGCACCAGCTGATAATGTATCTTTTCCCAAAAATTCTTTAAAACAATGCTGTAAATGCAAAGAAAATGAAGCCTGTAAATTATGTGAAAATCCAGATGCATGTACAGAAGAAGAAAAGGATGAATTTATTACCATGGAAAATTGTTTTGGTACATCAACGGAGCCTCCCGAGGTGGAAGTCGAGGAGGAAACCAAAGAGGAAGCCAAGGATGAATTAAATTTAAACTATTACATCATGATTGCGGCAATAATTTTATTTATCCTCTTCACTATCTTATTTACCCGTAGATCCAAAACCTTCTGATCCTCTATCAGTCTCCTCTACTATGGTAATTTCTTCGATCGGCGGTGTTTTACACGTCTCAAGAATGAGCTGAGCGATGCGATCACCTTTCTTAACTTCAAAGTCTTTCTCCCCATGGTTGAAAAGAATGACTTTAACTTCCCCGGTGTAGTCTGGATCGATGACTCCGGCTCCAACTTGGATACCGTATTTGACGGCGAGACCTGATCGGGGAGCAATTCGTCCATATACCCCAGATGGTAGAACAATTGTGATCCCCGTAGAGACAAGCTCACGTTCCGACGAGCGAATAACACAGTCCATATTACCATATATATCATAACCAACAGCGCCATAGGAGCCACGAGTAGGAATAATAGAATCATAATATAATTTCTTTACTCCGAGAGACATCTATCTATCGTAATACTGTATTCCTTAAGTGTGTACGTTTTTAAATGTGGATCTCATATTTAAAAATGCACTCAAAGGGTTTTGAACCCCTGACCTCAAGCTTACTAAGCTTGCGCTCTACCACTGAGCTATGAATGCGGGTCACCTCTCACGCTGTTTAATATACAGGTTAAATCTTTAAGCACTTCGGTGGTGGTTCAAATGCTATATTTTCCTCGAGTTCTTTACGTTGTTTCATCTTCTTTATATCGGCACCCTGACACGCATGTTTCGTCAGATTAATGCAACTCGGACAGAAACTCCCCTCACAGTATCGACAATCTATGGGAACCCCACATTTCTTCATACAACGCTGACATGGCATTTACTATAACTAATATAAAGATTTTAAGTATGTTTTATGTAGAATGTCTACCACTTACGCGCTTTCTAAACCGATTCCTACCGAATATACCCGTCTCAAAACAACTCTAAAAAAATCTACGGCTGGTTATGGTTCTGTTTTGAGTGCATCATACTTCATCACACAAGGTGCTGACCAGGGTGTATCTGCATCGGTAGGTGCGATAACGTCATACATATATATGAGTCTTCTCTCCGATCGGGTGGATAAATTTGAAGAAACGGCATTTCAAAAGGAGTTCGCGGCACCTTTGGGTGCAGCTGCTTTTGAAGTGTCGTGGAATAACGCACCTTTTGCGTTCGATTTTGATTATGGAGCCACATTTATTGGTTTTCTTGCATACAAATTTGCACTCTCTACAGTTCTATACGAAACTGTTAGGGAGATGATGATGAAAGATAGTGAATCTTTCTACGACACATCAGAGAAGAAGTATACCGATCCCAACGATTGGAACGATGAAGTCTTTGTTAAATTCAACGCAGACGACGGAGAAGATTGATTTATAAATTAACACGAGATGAAGGAGCCCCCAATCTAGAAAGCTCGCGAGCCACCCTGACCACCTTACGAGGAGACATGGTTCCCCTCTGAATACGGTTCGTGAGCTTTAACCTTACATCCCTGTTGAGATTCTTCATCATTTTGATCCGTTTTATGCCTTCCTCCTTGGTGATGGGTTGAGCCTTCTTCGAGGGTTTGGTAATACGTACTGGGGAAGTGATCTTTGTTGTCATCTTCTTCATAAAGTTGGCAGCAACTTTCCTATTGAACACCTTCTTTTCCACGCGCTTCTTAGCAGCCGCACGCTTCTTAGCAGCCTCGGGGTACATTTTAGCGAGGGGAACATTATTCATCCCATCATTGCTTGCCTTAGCCCTGTTCTTGATAGAACCACAGAGCTGCTTAACAGTCTTCTCCGCGGCGTTGGGAACACCGTACTTTTTCGCAACCTTCACCACATCTCCCTTCTTGTGGAGACGGCACTTACGCTTACCGAGCTTGAGATCACCCGCCTTGTCCACAGATACGAGTACTGGAGTCATTTTTTAATATACACTGAGAAAAAAGTTTAAAGGGGA